TATGTTCGCTCTTCTGTGGAAAATAGATGCTCCTCCACCACCAACAATTCCACCAAAATCGTTAATACCAACTGACTGTGGAACGCCAAGTCTAATGAAGTATTCTTCATTTTGATTTAAAGTTAATCTGAAAGAAGATAATCCACCTTCACCACCACGATTTCCATTTTTAGCATCTCCTTTAGATCCGCCCATAGTGATAAGAACATCAATATCTTTTTCTGTTGGATAAATGCAGATAGATCTTTCATCAGAATCATTTGCATCAAACTCTAAAAATCCTTGATTGACCAAATCTTTAGATCCTCCTCCATTCCAAGTAGAATCTACTAGTTCATATGCAAGTATGGATCTTGCAGAGACAACATTTAATATTATATCATTACTAACGACTTGAGGTGGATCTGCATTTGGATTTGTTATAGTTACATTTAGTGCATGAGATCCTATACCAATATTTTGATTAAATTGATTACCTGTGGTAAATGTAAGAGTTGGTGTTGTTGTAGAACCAATCCAATCACCTTGTCTAACTTGACCATTTATTCTCCACTGGTATGAGAGACCCGAATTATCAGTTATATTTGCGCCAACAGATACTGAAACTTGCTGATTTTCTCCAACAGCTGGATCTGCTGATAAAGATGTTATTGTTATGAGTGGTTTAGTGGTTATAATTCCCACATTAGAATCTTGTGGATCAATTACTGCGTTTCCCGTCCTACCATTTTCATAAGCAGATGGAATATAGTCTGCACGAAGAAAGAATTCTGCCTGGGCATACTGTGGATTTTGTATATTAGATAATGAAAGAGTTGTAGTAGTGGTTCCACTAGCAACAATACTACTCAAATTAGAATTAACTCCATCAACTAAAGCAAAATCAATACCATTAATTCTTCTATACCATTGAAGATTTATTGATCCTGTATTTGTTGCTCTATCAGTTTGTCCTTCTGGAAAAACTGCAGTAACAATTCCAGTTAATGTTGCCGAACCTGTATGGGTAATTGCAACACCTACAGGATTTTCAGTGAAGACTAATGTTGGACCATTAAGATCCAACGTTGTATTTACGTTTGGAAATATTTCACTCATGAGAAGTTTTGACCTCCAATAACTCCATAGAGAACTCTTTGAGTTTCTAATGTTTGACCATTAAGAATCTTAAATGAATAGATGTCAACTGCATTAGCAGCATTTGTCACAATTGGAACAACTCCTCCTGGCCATTTAACATCAACTGTAGCACCATTACTTTGCATCTTGAATGAATCAATAGCAATACTCTTCGGAGGGTTTGTGTTTGTTACAACTAAAGTAAATGTACTACTACCGTGCGGCGGATTCGCAACAATAAAGTCGGTAATATTTCCTGCACCACCTCCAACGTAGAAAGTTTGTGCCAGACCAAGATCAAGAGTAACTTCACCGGAAACCGAATTGACTGTTCTAGAATCTTCGGACTGAGTTCTAATTCTTGCATGTCCCAAAATGTCAACATTTGCTCTTGGTGCTGTTGTCCCAATTCCTAATTGTCCATTTGAATCAACTACAAGAAGATCACTTCCACTACCAACCTGGAAAGATGCCAATTCCGTAGGAGTCTGAGTTCCAACAGAGATCTGTGATGCACGAATCAATCCCGAAGAAACATTATCAATTGTATATGTACCTAAAGCAGTTAATGTACCACCAACTGATACTGCATTAGCAGTAAGAGTATCAGTAAATTCTGATTTACCATTTACTTGGAAGGTCTTCGTAGTTTGTCCAACTGAACCAATTTCTAAGACAAATCTCGGTATTGTAGTGCCAATTCCAACATTTTTATTTAAATCACTATTATAAAGAGCATCAGTAGCATTATCCCATCCAGTCGCTGCAGCATTTAAGTTTGTCAAATACTGACCAGAACCAACAAATTCGGATGCAGTAATTATTCCAGAAATATTAGCATCACCAATTACATTCAGAGAATAACCAGAAGCAGTAGTTCCGATTCCAACACCATCTTCATTAACAGTAAATATATCAGAACCAACTCTTAAGAGAGAATTTAAAACACTAGTTGCTCCAATTCCCAATTTATCAAGAGTGCTAATATCAAGGTCTTTGGAAAGACTTACATTACCAAATCTTCTCCAATCATTTGCTTGTGTGTAAATCCATCCAACATATCCACCCTCATCTGGATTTGCATAGTAAACAACATCACCTGGGTTTCCAGAAAGAACAGGAGTGGAAATTCCTACAGTTTGTTTTCTAGAAACAGTGGCATCACCTTGAAGGAATAATGAATTTGCTTCAATACCTTTAGGAGAGTTTGAAGTAATCTTATTATTAACAATCAGGGGACCATTAAATTCAGATGCAACCTTGTTGTCTGCACCACCCTCAACACGAATTGATCTACTAAAAGATCCTTCAACAGGACTAATTACATTAAGTGCAGGTACGTTTGAAATATCCTCACCAGTAATCGTTTTAATAGGAGTGTCAAAGATTTCTTCACTTCCAGTAATTGTACTTAATTTTTTATTACCAGAGTAAGAAATACCCTTGTCATTCATTCCGGTGTAGAAGTTGATTCCACCCTCTCTCTTAGTTGATTGTGCTAAGAGTTCTTCATCTGCACTGATTTGTCTATCTTGCTTATCTGGTAATGCAGTTGAGTAATTACCAGGACCGAATCCAACATATTCAAAAGTATGACCAGAAGCACGAATAATCGAGTGTCTTCTAAATTCAACGGGATTTATAAAAATCTTTCTGACAACTGAATTTGCGGCATGTGCCTTTCTTCTTGTTCCCAGAACACCACGGAAAACAGTTAAAGGATTCAATCCCGTAACAGTTGTTTTAATCCTTACAATTTCATCTTCAATCGCAAGATAATCTCCAATATTAACATCGAGTTGTGCTATTCCAGATAGAGAAATATTTTCGTCTGATGGACTTGAAATTGTTGCAGAAAGCGTAGTTGTTATACCTGCATAATTTGCAACCATTCTTCCATTAAGATTTTCATTATCAATTGTGATAATGCCATCATTGGATGAAACACCTTCTCTGTAAGCAAAGATTGTGCCAGTTGCGGATGGAGATGCAGTTCCTACACCAATTCTAACTGAGAATGAATATGTAGGAAGTGATAAATCGTCAAGAATTTCTGTAACAATAAAATCACCATTATATTGAGATTGATTTGCTCCAGTTAATTTAACTTTTTGGTCAACAGCAAGTCCATGTGCATTTGAAGAAGTTACAGTTGCAATACCAGAAGTATGATCATAAGTTAAACCAGAAACTCTTATTGATTCTCCCGTTAAATATCCATATGCCTCAGCACATGCTGTAACACCGAGACCCAAGACAGATCTGTTTACATTATTATTAACAGATACTGCATTAAAAGTTCTATCTGATGTGACACTAGTAATTCTGTAAAGATCATTAAATTTTGAATATCCCTCAGATGAAATACCAATTACTTTAACAGTATCTCCGACATTACTGTAAACTGAATCAACACGAACTACCGCTTCAGAGAAACCTGTTGTTTGAGCAACTCCAGCAACAGTTAAAGTATTACCAACACCATATGCACTACCACCATCCATCAATTTAACAGCAGTAATTGTACCACTACCGTTTACAGTGATTTTAGCAGTAGCATGTTTGCCATCACCAGCACCACCAACTAATCTTGCATTGTAAATATTTGCTGGTGCTCCAGAACCGTATCCAGAACCAGCATTAACAATACTCAAGCTAGTAGCTCTATTAAAACCATGATCTACTTGAGTGTAAATTGTATGAGCAGTTCCTGACTGAGAAGCAAGATCAGTTATACCAAAACCAATATTAACGTCACGAACAAATTTATTTGTAGTTTCTTTGGTTACACTCTTCTTAGGATCATTTACAACAACTTCACCAATCAATCCAGAAGATGCGAAACATTTAGATTCGTCTGGATCTGCGTTTGGAGTATCTCTATCAGTTTGTGGGAAAAGATTCTTAACTGGTTGAGAGAATTTTTCTTCAGTAAATGGTGTTACGGTTGGAGAATTGGATGCATTAAGAACCGTCAGATAGTATACACCATCTTGCTCTCCAGCAATGTACTGTTGAGACTCACTAATTCTGTAAGTATAGAATGTATTATCAAATTTCTTTCTCTTAAAGTGAGGAAGATCTACCGTTCTTAATGTAGTATCAGTGTCGAATGCGCCAGGATTTGTTGCAAGACCAACAGTAAATTGCTTTGCACTATTAATTCCTGTTACAGAATAATTTCTGTTAAATCCAGAATTTCCAAGACCAGTTGGATTTAGAGTACTCTTGACATTGATAATTTCAACTTCAGAACCAATTGAGAGTTTGTGTGGAAGTTCTGTATCAATTCTTGCTTCAAGATTTGACCAATTAGCACCTGCAATAAACTTAAAGTTTCTTTGCTGGTTTACATTCGTAATAGATCCAGTTCCAAAGTATGTTTGAATCTCCGCATCAGTTGATCCAATTGATGTATTAGATTCTTGTAAAATGAATCCATCTGTAGGTGGTCTTGAAACATCTGCTGTTGATGGAATTACATATCTTAGTTTGTATAGAATATCTTCTGCGTTTCTATTATCAGTTTTTCTAGATATGAATGTTCTTGGGGTTGCTGATCCAAGATTTGCCACTCCAAGTCCGACTACTGTAGAATAAATCGTATTTTCAGTTGAAGCAGTTGAAACCTTTACATACCACTGGTTATTTGTAGTATCAAACTGAATTGGGTGCCCAATATCGCCGGAGTTTTTATCAGAAACTCTACTTACAACACGTAAATTACCACCTTTTTCATTAATTACGACATTATCAGCATTAATTGCATCGTTGAATGTTTTCGCAATTTTGATATTTCTATTAGTAGTCAGTCCACTCAGAACATTAGTATCAGTAATAGCATAGTAAACAGTATTTGGACTTAATCCATCTGGAAGTTGACCATCATCACTAATAACACGAATAGATTCTCCATTTGCAAAAGTATGGGCATTTTTTAATGTAATTACATTATCAAATCCATCTTTACTGTATCTTCCAATACTATTAATTCCGGATACATTTCTTTCAACACTGAAAGTCTTCTCAGAACTTGTCTGAGATCCAGACATTACAACTCTTGCTTGGTATTCATCGGAACCAATGAGAAGTTTTACTTGATCATTTTCTCTAGCACCAACTCTGTATCCCTCAAGAACATTCTCTGGTGGAACGTCTTGATTAGTTTGATCATATAAGAATAATTGTCCAGTAGAACCAACACCAACTGTCTTAGATACATCAATTGCCTCAAACTCAAGAGAACTTTCGGTCAGAGGAATTTCTTTTGGCGGAATGACGTGAGTAATATATCCAATGTCATCTTGAGCAAATGCATCTGCCTTAAATCCTTCCGCAACCAGTGCTTTAGCACCAAAGTTGGAGTTAGAGTTGGTGATAGAAATATCACCACCAGATTCAGTTACAAAGTGCTCTGCAAATCCAATAGCGAAAACAGAAACTGCCTGAATAATTGAATTATTTGTAACCTTAATATGGAAGTTCTTATACTTTGGTTTATATCTTGCTCTGGAATTATTACTTATTGTTTCATTACCAGCAATGGTATTGTCATCATAATTACCTGTTGGTGGAGAATCTTGGTTAAAGACAACAAATGCCTTATCATCCTTTTGAAGACCAATACCCGTGAACTGTGCCACGACCATTGACTTGAATCCAGTAACCTTATCTCCATCAGCAAGCATTCCGCACATACCAAAAACGGATCTCAGAGAGATGTTGAAGATATATGGTGATGCTGATGTTACTGTATCAGACTGTAATGATAAAGATGCACCAGCAGTAGCAGGAAGTGCAATTGCTGGAGGATTTTGGACTTTGTATTGAATTTGAGTGGAAGATAATTTCTGATTTACGACAAATTGACCATTATATCCACCAGCAACAACACCTTCAACTCTAAAGGGAGTATCAACATCTAATCCATTTACATCAATATTTGTAGTTACTGTAATTGTATTACTTGGAGTAGTTCCATCACCAGATCTAATACTGGTAATACCTACAGAAAGACCTGATGATCCAACAATTCTCGTTTCATCAATTTTTGGTTGAATATCTAAAGTATTAGTTGGGAAGTCTGGTTCAATAGGTCTTCCAGAGGACTGACCATAGACAAGTCCAACCTTAGCATAATACATTTCGAGATCTGTCAGATCCGACTCAAAATTAAGAAATTCGTCTCTGATAAAGGTACGATTCCTTCCATCTGCATATTCAAAACATGCAAGTTTGTGGTGAGAGAAGTTTGGAACTGCAGTATTCGCAGTGTAATCTCTATAAACAACTCCATTTGGATCACCATCAAACATACTGAATTGCCAGAGATAACAAGCTCCAGTTACTCTGAACAAACAAGATCTTTCAATATCGTCGTTCTCTGGATTTGGAACATACTTAGGACGAACCTTGGTCTTACGAAGATCTAATCCAACAATTGATGTACCTCTAGGGATGATTACACCACCATAGATACTGTTTACTTTATATAATTCATTATCTGGAGAATTCAGATCAAAATTTGATGCAAGATCATATGGAGGAAGATCATTAGTCGTACCACCATTTCTCAACTTATATTGATTAGTACCATCAATGATAAATCCAGGTCTATTATCAACGACATGATCACCTGGATATAGTAAAATAGTTGTATTTCCAAATCTATCATTATCAAGACCTCTCTGGTATGAGAATCTTGCTGCTTCAATTAAAGCACGTTGGATTGTTTTAAATGGACGTGTCAGAGAATTACCTTGGTTTTCAATACTATCAGTCGCATCTAGACTGTTAGGATCGACATAAAGAATAGTACCACGCGAAGACTTCAGAAAATTATCTAATCTGGAAAGACCCATCTTATTACACTATAGTTCTTGTTATGGATTATTTAGTAATAAAAAAGCATCCAGTTTCCTGGATGCTTATATGCACATTAAGTGCATCTTCCTTCACACGGAACTTAAATTGTACCATACTTTTCTTCGTTCCACAAGATATTTAATGACTTATCAAATACCATCATATATCTATGTTTTCTAGTTCTATCCTTCCATTCCCCTTCGATTCCTTTTATACTTCCTCTTGAATGTTTGGTTCCATCACTATAATAAAAGTCTTTTTTGGGATCAGTCAAACCATAATATTTAAAATTACAAGCTCGATAAATTATTCCATCATGATGAGAAGAATCAGCGTAACTAAGAAGCGATCTAACATTTGCATCTTTACGTAATTTCTTTATACAGCGACTGACGAACCAAGAGGTGATATTATATTCTTCTTTTTGGAGTTCTGGATCAACACACAATCTAGATAATTCAAACAATCCATCTTGTTCTTCTCTTTCTAGTCCGAATGCTCCTTTGGCGATTTCAGGAACAGGGAGCCCAGTAAAAATACAAACGGCAAGACACCC